ATAACGGCGTGGGTGTTGGTACACGGGAGGGCCTTATAATCCCTTTAGCACTAGATGAGTGTTCTTGACTTGGTTCGAATCCAAGCACGCCGACCAATTTGAGTGTATGTAATGAAATTGAGCTATCTTGACCATCTAATGCACAATCACTACTATGAGAGTGATTACAATTATAAAGAAGGCTGGGGCAAACCAACTCAAAAGTGCGACGAGGGTCTGCTGATTGACATTTGCGATTATTTCTTTGAGAGAATGCTGAAAGAAAATATCGTCAATGGTGCTGATCCTATTACATGGGGTCCAATCATATCGACTCATAAAGAATATGGCATGGCTCTTGTTGAGAAGAAGATACCGCAGCTTCATGATACGCTGAGAAATATGTGTAGCTCTCCTCTTACGCGCGGCGTTTTTGGCGGAGACTTACTATACGAGTTCTACAAAAAGAACAAACATGAAAGAACAATGTTTGTTTTTGGAGTTTTTGATAAGCTAGTCTCTGTGGCTGAGGCCTCTGGATTATTGCCCTGCTTCAATCCAGAAGATCCTATGTTCAAGGAGATAATGTATCAAAAGCCAGAATACTTCTTAGACTTGATTGCAAAGAAGTATGCCTTTGATATCTCTGCTCCAAAATATGCAGGAGATAATCTAGGAATTGAAACTGAATATGGGCTATATAGCCAGAGAGATATGTTTGCTTTAAACTTGGCGCTGATCGTAGCAGACAAGTATAAAGATAAGAACATAAGCATTTGTGAAATCGGTGGTGGTGTTGGTCATCTGGCTTTCTATCTACATAGATTAGGATATAGAAACCTGACGATTGTGGATCTGCCGACCATATCAACATTGCAGATGTATTTTCTTGGTACCAATCTCAGTAGATATAACGGTATCACGTTTATGCCTACTGATGAGTTTACTGGAAACTATGATCTGGTAATTAATGCTGATAGTTTTATTGAAATGAGTCGAGAGAGTGCCAGTCAATATCTTGATCTAATCAAGAGAAATGCAAAGCATCTAATCTCTCTCAACCAAGAAACTGGTCCGCATCAATTTGGTCCAGCAGGATTTAGAGTCTGTGATATAACAGACATGAAACGAGTTGCTAGGCATATGTCTTGGATCCGCAAGGGTTGGGTATATGAAGAGTATCTAGGAAATAAAGCGAGAGTGACGGAATAGGTATACGTATCGGTCTCAAAAACCGAGTTCTGTGGGTTCGAGTCCCACCTTTCGCACCAAAAAATATTTTCACAAGACTTGACAATCTAAGTTCCTTGTGATATAAATAGAATACAAATTAAGAGAAAACGGAAATGAAACAGCAATATTGCCAGATTACAAATAATCAACCAAAAGGTCGCCCATCATGGGCCGACAATAGGGGTGCTGTGCATTAAGTCTTGTTACAGACTTAGATTCTCAGAACCCCGAGGCGAAAGTTTCGGGGTTCTTCTTTTTCTAGATATGCAAAAACTGAATAGCTGCTATGCAAAAACAAACATTGAAAAAGACACTAGCAGACATTATATCTAGTATGTAAGAGATTGAAAAGAGTTTCCCAGCCGCGCGGGCAAGATAGACGCGGTCGCTGATTGACATTGTTAAGTTCCTGACCTGAGTAAGTCTGTAAACTGCTCATTCTCATTTCGTCAGAGGTCACTAGTAGGTGGCCACCGCGAAAAGCTAACATTAGTGTAGTGGAAGCACGGCCCTTGACGGGGCAGGCACAAGTTCGAATCTTGTATGTGAAGTGTGACCTCTGACGAAATGAGAAATATATTCTGGTGAACTGTCCTAGGTGGAGAGGCGTGACTGTTAATCACGATGCGGTGGGTTCGAATCCTACCACCAGAGCCAATAATGCGGGTGTAGCTCAGTGGTAGAGCGTCACGTTGCCAACGTGAATGTCGTGGGTTCGAACCCCATCTCCCGCTCCAATTAATGAACCACTAGCATAATGGTAGTGCATCGGACTCTTAATCCGTAAGGTCGGGATTCGACTTCCCGGTGGTTCTCCAATAAATGGTCTTGTAGTGAATGGATATCACACCTCTCTGTCTAAGAGGAGAAGCGAGTTTGAGCCTCGCCAAGATCGCCAATTAGTGCGCCGAGCATCCTTCGGGATACGTTGGGTAGAGTTGACGGCACTCTCGCAGCACGAAAGCCGTTATCGGAGTGTAGCGCAGTCTGGTAGCGCATCTGCTTTGGGAGCAGAGGGTCCTGGGTTCGAATCCTAGTACTCCGACCAGTTGGATAAGTTGTGGGTATACTCATTTAGGAACCCTCGCCTAATTCATAACAGTGTGTGGGGAAGTCTGGCCGTTCCCACCTGCCTTGGAAGCAGGGGCTCGCTGGTTCAAATCCAGCTACACTGACCAATTCGTAATAGTAATTGGACCTATCCCGGGAATGATAACAATGCTATTACAATAATGGCCCCGCGAAGAGGCTAGATAATATCTTCGCGCCTATTAATATCAGTGTGGTGTAGTGGTAACATGCCGGTCTCCAAAACCGTGCGTCTAGGGTTCGAATCCTTACACTGGTGCCAGTTATCTCGCTTTCTAGATAAGCGAGAGAGGCCCAATCGGGATAACATGAGGGGAATACCCGTAAACGTAGGACTTGCTTACCTCTTCAGATCAATGGGCTGAACCTACGGGGCGTACAGAATATCGCTTGACTTTGCCTTCTTCCTCGTCTATGATATAACAACAATGACGAGGAAGATAATGGGTAAAGTAACACGAAAACAGATTGAAGCTTTGCAGAATGATTTCATCAAAGCTGGCATTATGCGTGATCCTAATTCGTATAGTGCTGAAGAGTTGAAGCAACTTAATCCAAATATACCGCACTGGTTCATTGATGACCATGTTGCTGTTCGTGATGGCAAGAAAGCAAAGAGTGATTATAAACGGATCAAGATTGATCTAGACAAGATTTAAGAATAACGGGCCCTTAGTGATAATGGGAGCACAACGCCTTTGCACGGCGTGGGTAAGAGTTCGATTCTCTTAGGGTCCACCAAATTGGCGCCTTCAAAAGCCCATCGTAGGTCTGACTAACCTGTATCGCTAATCAATACGGCATACAAAATAAGTCAACTCTTTAAGTAGAGTATAGACAGGGGGATAGGCATTAGGCTACTATCTTCCCTACTGATTTTAAGTCAAAGGGGAATACACGGCTTATTATCAGGCGATAGAGTGGGTGCGATGCTCACATATCCTCCGGTCTATACTCTATAATACAGTTTGGGTGACGCAAGTAAGGATGCCTGGTGGCATCGGCCGGCTGTAAACCGCCTCCCTAGTGGCAAGAAGTTCGATTCTGTCCGTCACCCACCAATTTGATCTGACTACGGAGTGTAACAACCCGTCATGAATGTCAGACAGTCAGTCGAATAACTGTGAGACTGACACCAAATACTGGCTTGTAGCTCAATGGTAGAGTAGGCGCTTGATAGGCGTTTGACGAGGGTTCGATTCCCTACTGGCCAACCAATCATCAAGGGTTTCTGACGAATGCAGATGCGCGCCTGTAAAATGGGGTTTGATTCCCTGTTCCCTTGGCCAATTCATTGGAAGATCGTCTAATGGTAGGACGGCGGCCTTTGACTCCGCGAATCTAGGTTCGATCCCTAGTCTTCCAGCCAATTTTTTGATGTTGTATAGCATATAGTCCATAGATGAAGCCGCACTACAAAGTATACGGACTGGTTACCGTAGTGGCGAACGGCGCGGACTTTTAATCCGCTATACAACACCGTGGGTTCGAGTCCCACCCAGTCCTCCAATACAAGGCGCATTAGTTTAGTGGTTAGAATGCTGGGCTTTCAATCCGGAGAGAAGGGTTCAATTCCCTTATGCGCTGCCAATCAAAGAGGTAATATGTTTAAGCTTACGTCACTATCACTAGCAGGTGCAAACTCTCTTGTTAAACAGTATAAGAGATTTGGCTTCAAGCATATATCTACAAAATACGACAATAAGAAAGAAGTGTATATTCATACGTTCAAGTAGTGCGGGATAGAGAAGCGGTCTATCTCACCGGCCTCATAAGTCGGAGATCGTGCGGTTCGAATCCCACTCCCGCAACATCGAAGTCCTCAGGATACTAAATAGTTTGTAAACCCTATTGTATCCTGAGGCTTCCTAATGTTCTATACTATTTACAAAACAACCAATCTTGTGAATGGAAAGTTCTACATCGGTAAGCACAAGACCAAAGACTTGGACGATGGATACATGGGATCAGGCAAAATATTGAAACATGCCATCTCCAAGTATGGTCTTGATAACTTTCACAAAGAAATTCTTCACATATGCGAATCTGAAAAACAGATGAACGCACTAGAGAAGATTTTGGTTGTGCCTGACATAGAAATGAACTATAATCTGTGTGACGGCGGTAAAGGTGGTTTCGGATACATAAACGCCAATCAAGAGATAGTGGCTAGACGAGACGCAAGAGAAAACAAGATAGCGGGCCGTTTGGCAGCCAATGCTAAAGGTGCCCATATCAAAGGTTCGCAAAAACATTCTCAACTGTTGAAAACTGATCCAGAATATAGAGAAAAGTATCTGGCTAAATTATGTGAAGCGCAAAGGATAGCCGAAAGAAAAGATTGTCCTTATTGTGAAATGAAAAATCTGAATGTCGGCAACTACAAACGACATTTGAAAGCAAAACACCAATTCTGACTGTCCGTAAGGAGGGAGGTCCCCCGCAGCGCCGCGATAAACGGCTGTTCGCTGAACACCTGTCGGTCAGAATACCAATAAATGGAGTCGTAGCAAAACGGTTCAATGCGCGGGACTGCAAATCCTTGAGGTGATGGTTCAAATCCATTCGACTCCTCCAATTCAGTTTAGGTGAAGATGTAGAATGCGCCTGCCCGAAAGTCTTCTAATGGAGTGGCGCCCAACCTAAATTCATGCTGCATTAGTTCAATGGTAGAACGCTGGTTTGTGGAGCCAGTTACAGTAGTTCGATTCTACTATGCAGTGCCATTTGCTGAAGTAAACGAGATACCTGCGCCACGATTGGTGGACAGACTCCTAGAAAAGCGTGAAGCTAACGCCAGACTTAGAGTTAAACGTTACAACGGCCGTACGTTTAGGAGTATGATATGACACTATATCTAATTGCAGGTAAAAGCGGACCCAACAGGTCTGTTTCACTATATCATACTAACAAACATCTACAAAATTTTCATTCTAACATAGAAGAAGAAGTTGATAAGGTATATTCATCAAATATCGCGGCAGGCATTTATGTTGCCCAACGCGGCTATCAGAATGGTTATGATGAAATAGGTTTTGTAGTATTACACATTAAAGATGCCGCTATCGTCTAGATTGGATAGGACGCCGCCCTCTCAAGGTGGTAGCACGGGTTTGAGTCCCGTTAGCGGTGCCAATTATGGGCTGGCAGTAAGAAGGTCTATCGCGCGTGATGTGGGTTCGATTCCCACCCAGTCCACCATATTGCTCAATCGTCTAACGGTAGGACACCTGACTCTGACTCAGGGTATTGTGGTTCGAATCCATGTTGAGCAGCCAAATTCGTAGGCAACTGCGAATTGACAATGCAACTTCAGCATTGTTACCACTATCATGAATGCATCCGTATCCCCCTTGGCTACGAACCAGGAGAAAGGTAACTGGAAATGGTTGAAAGACTAATGCAGGTTCGAATCCTGTCGGGTGCTCCATGATATTCAAAGGAAAATCTAATGAAGGTATTACTAACTGCTTTGACCGCAGCATTTTTGATAACTGCGGCGTTTCTACCTAGTCATGCGTCTACAATGAAAGCATCATGGTATGACTGTGCAACTCCCGGACAATGTTCCAAGAGTAAGCGTACAGCTAATGGTGAGCGTTTCAATCCAAACGCATTGACAGCAGCACATAAATCATTACCCTTTGGTACACGATTGAAGGTGACCCACAAAGGTCGTTCTATCATCGTGAGGATTAATGATCGTGGCCCATTTGTAAAGGGAAGGCATTTAGACCTTTCCCGTGCCGCAGCCCGTAGCATCGGTTGCCATGGAGTCTGCGTTGTGCAAGTTCAAGTTTTAGGCAAAAAGAAGTCTTGACACTTGCACTAAAATAGTATACTATATACACATGATGAGAATAGCGGTAAGCAAGGTATTCGTGTAAGAGGTTTGTGAGTGGACTGTGTGTACTGGAAACTCTCGCATATCATAAAAGTGGAGGGCGTAACCACTATAAGAAATCGCATCGATATTGGAAGTGTGGCCGAGAGGCTTAAGGCGCCAGTCTTGAAAACTGGAGGGCCCGCAAGGGTTCCGTGGGTTCGAATCCTACCGCTTCCGCCACTTTTAACTTAGGAAAAGTCCAATGATTAGAAAGCAATTAAACATCGAAGAAGTCAAGGCATTCATCAATGCACAGACACCAGAAACAAAAGTATATCTAGGTGGTGACTCCGAACGCTTTCAGATTGACGGTGTTTGGTATGCTGACTACATCAACGTTGTCGTTGTTCACAAGAACGGCAAGAACGGTTGTCGCGTGTTTGGTGGTATCGTGCGTGAGCGCGACTATGACCAGCAAAAGGACAAGCCACGTATGCGTCTGATGAACGAAGTCATGAAGACTGCACAGCTTTACATGGACTTGTATGATGTGCTTGAGGATCGTGAAACTGAAATACATCTTGACATTAACCCAAATAAAGAGTATGGTAGTTCATGTGTCATCAATGAAGCAGTTGGATATATTCGTGGTATGTGTAACATCGTTCCGCTTGTGAAGCCAAATGCTTGGGCTGCTTCTTACTGCGCTGATAGATACAAGGACGCTATTCAACATATTGAACATAAGGTAGCTTAAAATGGCAAAGTTTCTTGTTATGGTTTGTGTCGTGATTGCCGCAATCTTTATGATTGTCACTGGTGCAAAAGCAGAAGTGTTTATCACGATTGATAAGTCTACTCAGCAAATGTATGTCGAAACGCCTACCGATTCATACGTGTGGAAAGTTTCGACTGGGCGAAAGGGCTATCGTACACCCACTGGAGAGTTCAAGCCTTATCTTCTGAAGACTATGCACTATTCGCGCAAGTATGATAATGCTCCGATGCCTCACTCTATCTTCTTTCATGGTGGTTATGCTATTCATGCTACAAATGCAGTAAACAAGCTTGGTGCACCAGCTTCTCACGGTTGCATTCGGCTTAGTCCTCAAAATGCTCGTTGGCTTTATCGTATTGTAAACGAGTATGGCAAGGAAGATACATATATCAGGATCGTTGAGTAAAGGACATATCATGATTAGAAAGACATTGATTGCCGCGGCTGCTGCTATCGCACTCTTAGCAACTCCCGCATATGCTTTGACACAGTTTTATGACTGGAGTTCTGGGCAGTGGAGAATTGAAGGTTACTACGGCAAAAAGGAATTCTGTTCAGCAAAGACATATTGGGACAATGGTTCTTATGTCTCACTATTTAACATGAGAGGTTCGGATATCTTTTCTCTTTATGTTCACAATGTAGCTTGGGACATGGCTGGCGACTATGGTGCATACTATGACGGTATAATCTCATTTGACGGTCGTGCTGGTAGCGGTGGTGGACCAATGTCTTTTGAGTTGAAGGATCCACAGACAATTATCATTCGTAATCTTACCAATGACTTTTTGCGGAACTGGATTGAGTTCCGAGAAATGACTATCATAATGCCGAATGGTATTTCTGATATGCGTGTCGGTCTTGTAGGTACTGCTGACGCTGTTAATGCTTTTGCAAATTGCATTGATATGTTGAACGGCAATTAACATAACAGGAAGGTTGGCCGAGAGGCCGAAGGCACCTCACTGCTAACGAGGCGTACTAGCGATAGTACCGTGGGTTCGAATCCCACACCTTCCGCCATTTTTATGTGGGTGCATCGCCAACAAGCTTGATGGCTGCTAAGTCGAGTAGTGCCTCCAGCCCACACCAACACATTAGGAGAAAACAAATGAGTAAGGATTGTGGCTGCGGCCGTTCACCAACTGGTAAGTGTATTGGTTGGCACAACTTGACAAACGAGCAATATTCTGCTAAACTACAAGAATACAATAAGCAACAATTAACGGAATCAGCTCCGCAACTGCTGAGAGATTAAAAGCTGCCTTGGTATAGCTGGTGCGTACATACGCCTGAAGAGCGTGGGGACTCTGTTCGATTCAGAGAGGCAGCACCAATGCCAGCGGCATGGCTATTAGTCGCCGCCTCCAACGCTGCCACGGGGAAAGGGTCTACGATATCGAAAGATACTTAACAGTAGACGGCAGCACCAATAATGCCGCTGGGACGGTATTGGAAATCGTGCGCGCCTCATAAGCGCGATAACCCAGTTCGAAACTTGGCAGCGGCACCAAATTAGAAATGCTGACTCCGACGGGAGTTGGCCGAGTGCAAGGAAATGGCTGGACGCAAAGACCGGCTAACTTGGCTAGATGTTGTGGTGACCCAGTGTGACTAACGAGAGTTAGAGACGTTGCGCCTCACACCAAGAGGATCTAGGCTGTCGCGTTGAACAGGTATCTGTGCCGTGACTTGTGGGTGTACCCGAATCCCACCTCACCTTATTAATTTTTAGCGAATAAATAGTACACGGTCAATCAAGACCGAATGAGGTACTAATATGCTAAACACACTAGTCGTTTTAGTTTTAGTTGCAGCCGTTCTTTGGGTCGTTTGGACTCTATGGAAGAATGGTTGGGATATGAAGAAGGCAGGCGCTGCTCTTGTAGCTGCTGTAGCTGCTTGGTGGTTGTGGGTCTCTGACTCAATCACTTCATTGACTTCAGGTTTGTAATTCAGAAACCGCCGTTGGCCCGTGGCGGTATATAAGTCGGCTCACCGTAAGGGGGCTGGGTAAAATAGTTCGGATTCCAAGCCGTACTCGCTAACGGGCCGCCAGATTTATAGCCGATTAGTTCACTGGCAGAACACCTCGTTTACACCGAGGGTGTAGGGAGTTCGATTCTCTCATCGGCTACCATTTTTAGAAAGAGTAATATGGAAAGTCATAAAAGGTCAATCGTCAAGTCTATTACTTGGCGTATCATTGCAACACTGATTGCTGCTTACTGGGTTGGCTTTCACATTGCTATTCTAATGAATATAGTCCAAACCATTGCATATTACTTCCACGAAAGATTGTGGGTGCATGTGAAATGGGGAAAAGAATAAAAGCGAGTATGGTGAAATGGCAGACACGCTAGTCTTAGGAACTAGTGCTTCGGCGTGGGGGTTCAAGTCCCTCTACTCGCACCATTAATGCCTCTATAGTATAGTGGTAGAACAGCCCTTTGGTAGGGGGCTGGCTCCAGTTCGATTCTGGATAGAGGCACCAGATAACGCCCGCTTAGTTAAGTGGCATAACATCGGTTTTGTAATCCGAGGTTGGGGGTTCGATTCCCTCAGCGGGCACCATTTTTAGGAACTTGATAATGCGTATACTTGTATGCGGCGGCCGCGACTTCTCAGACTCCAATCTTGTCTCAACAGTTCTCAACGAATATCAACCTCACAATCCAACAATCATTCACGGTGCCGCTAAAGGCGCAGACAGTCTAGCCAACTATTGGGCATATGAAAATGACTGTGATGTTATAGCATATCCGGCCAATTGGGATAAGTATGGTAAGAGAGCTGGATACATTCGCAATACTCAAATGCTCAACGAAGGCAAACCAGATTTGGTAATTGCTTTTCCGGGTGGTAAAGGCACTCAGATGATGATTAACTTGGCCGAAGCGGCTAACGTGCCAGTGATAAGGATAAATGATTAATGTATGATGGTATCTTTTTTGTGAATCACGCATTGAAAGTCAGTCAGCTTTCAATCTATAATGAAGAAGAGCGTTTCAAGCAAACGATTGAAACTCTCGATTCTATCAACAAGTATTGTCCCAACAATCAAGTCTTCATATTTGATTCTTCTCCCGAAAGACCTAATGTAGAATACTTCCAGGAACTTAGCAATAGAAAAGCTATTATCTTCTACACTGGTGATGAGCCAGATGTAAAGAGATTTTCGCAACTAGGTCAACGCAGTGTTGCTGAGTGTATTACATTTATTTACTTTCTGTCTTGGTTCAAGCAACAGAACTTCCAATCAAAGCGCATCTATAAGCTTTCAGGTCGTTACAGACTGAATGACAATTTCATTTTGAATGATGATAGCTACAAAGATGCCTTTGTGTTTTCTAAAGCTCTACATTCTTGGATGCCTGAGAATCGTCAAGATGCTATTGGTGTACACAAGCTGTTTCGTCTTCGTCTCTGGCATATGGATTACAGTCTGCTTGATACTTTCCAATTAAATCTGTCCAAGATTCTACAAGATTGTTCCACGTACGGTATAGACGTTGAGCATTCGTACTATAAAAACTTGCATATATACAATACAATTGAACTTGACAAAATTGGTGTATGTGGTAATATAGCACCAAGTGGAGAATACATTGATGAGTAAAACGGTACTGATTACTGGTGGCGCTGGCTTTATTGCACACCATGTTGTTGATTATTTTCTGGACAATACTGACTGGAATATTATCACACTAGATAGGCTTGATTATTCAGGCAATCTTAATCGTCTACATGAAGTTGTTGGTCATAGAACACATGACCAAATCTGTCGTGTTCGCACAGTCTTTCATGATCTTAAGGCCGAACTAAATCCTCTTGTGCAGAACTTCATTGGCAAGGTAGATATCATTCTACATCTTGCTGCCGCTTCACATGTGGATCGGTCTATCACACATCCTCTTGAATTTATCACGGACAACATTATGGGCACAGCTAATCTGCTGGAGTATGCTCGTAAGTTGGATCATCTTGAAATGTTCCTGTATTTCAGCACTGATGAAATCTTTGGTGTTGCACCGCCTGGCGTGAACTACAAGGAACGCGACCGCTACAACTCTACCAATCCATACTCTGCATCAAAGGCTGGTGCGGAAGAGTTGTGCGTGGCTTATGAGAATACTTACAAGATGCCGATGATGATTACTCACACCATGAACGTGTTTGGTGAACGTCAGACGCCAGAGAAGTTTATTCCTCTTTGCATCAAGAAGGTCATGCATGATGAGACTGTAACCATTCACGCTGACCACACAAAGACTAAGGCTGGTTCGCGCTTCTACGTACACGCGCGAGACGTTGCCGACGCTCTCCTGTTTATTCTTCAAAAGAATCCTCAGATTGAACCAGACTTTGGTCTTGCAAAGTGTCGTAAGTTTAATATCGTTGGTAAAGAAGAAGTAGACAATCTATCTCTTGCTAAGATGATTGCTGCTGCTCAAGGTAAGGAACTAAAATATGAAATGGTGGATTTTCACACTTCAAGGCCGGGTCACGATTTACGCTATGCTCTTTCTGGTGATCTTATGCGTTCCCTTGGTTGGGAACCTAGGGTTGCTCTAAGTGAGCGAATCAAGGAAGTATCTGATTGGTATATGAATAACACGAAATGGCTAGGAATGTGATAATGAAGCATTGTGAAGAAATCAAAGAGTGTATTGCTTGTGGTAATACCAATCTTGTACCTTTGCTTAATCTTGGTTTGCAGCCTCTGGCCAATTCATTCTTGAAGAGTCAGAGCCAAACAGAAAACATTTTTCCTCTTGCAACGAACTACTGCAAAGACTGCTTTCATGTTCAGTTGACACATAAGGTCAATCCCGATCTTCTGTTCAAGAATTATCTGTATGTGTCTGGAACAACAAAGACACAGCTTGAATACTTTGATTGGTTTGCCAAGCTTGTCTGTGAGAATGGCACTAGAATTAGCAGCGTCTTGGACATTGGATGCAATGATGGATCACAGCTAGATTCTTTTGCAAAGCTGGGAGTCAAGACTTACGGCGTTGATCCCGCAGAAAATCTATATGAGATTAGCTCAAAAAAGCATTCTGTTCATTGTAATTATTTTGATGAAACATTCCCGAACGGAAACTTTGATGTGGTAATCTGTCAGAATGCCTTTGCTCATAACTACAATCAGCTTGGGTTTCTTAGAAACATGAAGAGAGTTTTGGCAGATCATGGTCAAATCTATATCACAACTTCACAAGCTGATATGATTATGAACGGCGAGTTTGATACTATCTATCATGAACATCTTTCTTTCTATAACATTAGGTCTATGAACGAGCTATGTAAGAGAGCAGGACTTAATCTGATAGAGGTATTGAAGCATCCAATTCATGGCAACAGCTTCATCTTCATTATCTCAAAGAACCATGCAAGAAATGCATATCTTGAATTGAAGATGAATGAAGAGAAGCTTTGGGACTTGCATGAGCCTAGACTTTACAGAACTTATGTTGATGAATGTAGAGAAATCATTGAAGAGTTTGCCCAAGAAGTTATGAGACATAGGGCTGCTGGTAAGACAATCATTGGCTATGGTGCACCAGCAAAAGGCAATACTCTACTCAATGCAGCCAATATTGTACTAGACTTTATCATTGACGATAATCCACTGAAGCAGGGTCTATACACACCAGGTATGCGTATTCCAATCTTCTCTTCTGAAAAGCTAAAAGAATATGCAGAAGCCGACAATCTCGTTTTCGTGCCTCTCGCATGGAACTTCTTTGATGAGATTAAGACTAAGATTGAAACGCTTCGTCCTAACAAGAGGGACGAATATCTAAAATATTTCCCCTACGTATATACGGAACAAACAAAATGAACAAGATTGAAGAACTTTTCGACAAGACTGAAAAGCCATCGACAAAGTGGACTGGATACTTTGATGTGTATGAACGTCATCTATCCAAGTTCGTGGGCAAGGCACCAAAGATCCTAGAGATTGGTGTATTGGGTGGTGGTTCTATTGAACTATGGCTGAAATATTTCGGCGAAGGCACACAGGTCATTGGCGTTGACATTGATCCGCGCTGCTTAGAATACAAGTATGATGGCAACGCTCAAGTCATCATGGGCGACCAAAGTGATCCTGATTTTTGGGATCAGTTCTTGGATAAGCATACTGATTTTGATATCATCATTGACGATGGTAGTCATATCATGGAACATCAGGTACTAACACTCGCAAAAACTTTCCCACACTTGAAGGTTGGTGGTGCTTATATCTGTGAAGATACACACACAAGTTACTGGCCAAAATGGAATGGCGAGTATAACAAAGAGAATACTTTCCTGGGGTACTCTAAATACTTAACTGACGTTATGAATCAGCAACATTTCCAAAACAAAATGGATCCCGATGCGCTGAAAAGATTTGAGAATTTATACTCAATGTCATTTTACAACAGCATGGTAGTCTTAGAAAAAGAAGCTTTGAAGCTATTCACTATTAAGGACAATTCTAAGATTACTATCAACATAGGATAGAAAATCTAATGAAATTACTAATAACTTTGCTTACTGGACTATTTCTTTTTGTTAGTCCAGCACACTCAACCATTGCCTCTTGGTACGATTGTGCCAAGCCAGGAGAATGCAGCAGAAGTAAGAGAACTGCAAATGGTGAGAAGTTTAATCCGAACGCTTTAACAGCAGCACATAAGACACTGCCGTTCGGCACAAAAGTAAAAGTGACACACAAGGGTAGATCGGTAATAGTTCGTATTAATGACCGAGGCCCATTCATTAAAGGCAGACATATTGATTTATCAAGAGCCGCGGCCCGAAAGATTGGTTGTCATGGCGTTTGCAAAGTCACAATGAAAGTGATTCGCTAAATAGTCATATAACCATAGGAGATTAAGATGGAAGAATTACATAACGCATTAAAAGTTGTTCTCGCAGACACATTTACAATGTACTTTAAGACACATTCATATCACTGGAACGTTATCGGACCTAACTTTTCTCAGTACCATGAGTTCTTTGGCGAACTATACGGAGAGCTTCATGGAGCAGTAGACACAATTGCAGAACAGATTCGTGCTGTTAATTCTTTCGCACCCAGTTCTTTGGACAGACTAAAAGAACTAACAAGAATCCAAGAATCTGATACTATTCCTACATCAGATAGAATGTTTCAGATTCTAATGAATGATAATAACATCGTTTTGGATTCACTTAAATCGGCATACGAGCTTGCAGATAAGAATGAAGAACTTGGTCTAGCAAACTTTCTACAAGATCGTATGGACATTCACAAGAAGCACGGTTGGATGTTAAAAGCCACAGCAGGAATGAAGTCTTAAACTCTAGGTAAAATTCCTTCTACGGGTTGACCCCATCCATCTTTTTCAGAGTGAGGCCATACGATCCATTTGTGTGGCCTCACTTTTGTTTCAAACTCTCTCCATATGTTATAGAAGTCGCCAGGAGTAAGCTTGATGTTTTCTATCTCTTCTCTACTAGCATCCTCTCTGTACAAATCTTCACCGCTTTCATTTTGAAATACTACTACCCAAAAGTCATAGTCTTTGTCGGGTATTGAGTTTTTCCAAACATCTATACAATGACGGAATACATTTTTATATGAAGCCTCAAAAGCATCAAGAGTTCTGTACATTGGATTAGGAGCATCAAATCTGTTCAGAGTGTATTGCTGTATGGCTCTATCTCTAAATCTGATGCCCGCGTAGTCTTCATAGTCTGTAAGTGTTCTCTCTTTACCAAAGCCGTGTATACCAAAATCATAGTCTGCGATATCGCCGTCTACGCCAAGAAGCTGCTTTACTCTTTTGAGGGACTTCTTGTTTAGCTCTTCCCACTTTTTATTTTCGTCCCAGTGTCTTACTCTTCCCTTTCGCGTATACTCATGCCAGCAAACGATTTCGTTAGGAATGAATAGGTCGTACCCGTGCGTATACGCGCGTACGGCCATAGAAATCTCTTCACCATGAAAATACAGATCGGGATCATAAGGCACATCTTTAATGAACTGACCATATGTAAACACGAAATGCGCTGAGAAAAATCTTGTAGGTATAGGTAGAGGATACATCTCAAGGTTTTCAACCATTGAAGGTAACATGAAGATTATGCCCTCTGGTGTAAACCTATCAAAGTCTAGTCTCCATACTTCTTTAACTCTTTCGGCAGGATCGTTAGATGGATCGTATGATGGAACATATGCAGTTAAAACAGGTTTCTTATGTCCTTCTTTTTGCAAGTCGTCTATCATCTTCTTGCACTTGACATCCCAATTACGAACAAAGCGGTGATGGCTGTCAATTTGTAGAGTATACTTTTCGTCTTTGTAATTTTCATTTAACAGGTGTCTTGCCCAGCAGGTACCTAGTCCATCCTTATAGTCTATGTCTATAATTCTGAACCTAGGATCATTTACAAACTCTTCTAGTGTGTCCCATTCGTCTTCTTTTGAACGCTGCCAAGCTATACCAAATACCAGATTTTCTGGTTCTTTGGCTCTCTTGATGCAGTCTCGGATTGTAGGAAGAAGTTCTGGATCACGATAGGCAGCAATTTGCACATAGATTTTGTCGGACATTATATACTCCATAATAACGTATAAGTATATAGACGATTTGGAGATATACTATGAAGGACTTTTTTAAGAACAGATTCAAGATTGCTGACGAAAGAATGGCCATATGCAAGCAATGTGACAAGTTCAATCAGACCAATTCTAGATGTAATGAGTGTGGTTGTTTCATGGACTATAAGACATTGCTGCCATACGTATCATGTCCTCTGGATAAGTGGAAAGCTATTGAGTCCGAAGAAGACATAAATAAGTAAAACGACAAATAGGACTACAATATGGCATCTTCTGGACAAGCGGCTTGGATAAAGTATTTCAAAGGCCAAGGCAACATAGAAACAATTATAAAGAAAAGTTCACCTGTTTACGACATGAATAAACCCAATCAGAAGATTGGAGATGTGTCGGCAGGTACAAAAGTTTTATATCTATCGTCCAAAAACTATGAAGCTAAGGCAGCCATAGAATACACAGTTAACAGAAAAAAAATATCAGGCAGAGTGCCCTTTGATAATCTAGCAAAACCAGGCGTCAAAGCGTCTGGTGCGGCATCATTTAAACCTCAAGCTTTTGGAATAGGTGAACAGAAATACTCGTTTTCTGCCTACAAGAGAGCTATCATGGAATCAATAGAATCAAGAAAAGATTTGAATGCAGAATCCAGAGCATACTTGTCTGCTTTGTTTGACTTTCATTCTGGCGGTTCAACATCAAAACAAAAAGTGATGAAGATATTTCAGCAGGTCAAAGGATCAGTTTCTCTAAATGATGTGAACAAAGACTTCGGCGAAGTATTAGGTCCAGTGGCCATATTAGAACAAGGTCTGTTTAGAGCAAACAAGATATCTTTAAACAAGGGATCATCACGAATATATATTCCACTAAGACCTAACGAACCTCTAATGGACTATGCCATAATAAACGGAGACGTTCAGTATACCATATCAGCTAAAAGCGGCACGACAACTAACGTTGTGAAGCCTCCTGATATCATAGCTCTATTATCAAAAAGCCCAAAGAAACTAAAAAAGTGGTCTAAGAGTAAAGAGTTTCGCATTCTTCAAACACTGGCACAAGAATCTATATTGACAGGTCCAGTTAAAGCGGTATCAGAAGTCTATCCACAATTGATATCTGCGGCAGCGGCAACAAGCTTTTCAGGAAAAGGATATGATAAGAAACTTTTCTCTAAGTTTATCTCACAGAATGAATACTTGAAAAACAAAAAAGATCCTACACCTAATGAGATAATGTATGAGTGTGAAAAGATTTTACAACAAAGAACAAAAGACCAGACTTTTGATATGACGGAAATATTTGCTGATGCGATAGAGAACCAAGTTTTCTATGTGAAGTTTGAATTGGATTCTTCTGGAATTGGAAAATGGGATGTTATTGTTAGTGATGATATCAGAAAAACAAAAAGCGGAAGCGTTGTTTATCTAAGGTCAAAAAATGGATATACAAGAGCTTCTGACAGAATGGGTATACAGGTATAATGCTAAACTATCAAGAGTATCTAACAGAATCAAAAGAAGGTAAGAACCTTCATCTAGAACACTTAGAGGACGAAGTATTAAATGGAGGAGTTGTTGGCACAAGAGGTGCAATATCCTTTTTACAGTCTCTTCGCGATATGCTTGCTGGTCATGCTACTGGTAGAACTGTTAATCTAACAACAAAATGGGATGGCGCACCCGCTATCTTTGCTGGTATTAATCCAGAAAACGGTAAGTTCTTTGTTGGTACTAAAGGCGTGTTTGCTAAGAATGCAAAGCTTAACTATACCAATGAAGATATTGATACCAATCATCAAGGAGAAGGTCTAAACAAGAAACTCAAGATTGCTTTACAGTATCTACCAGAACTTGGAATTACTGGTGTGCTGCAAGGCGATATGATGTTTGCTGCTTCTGACTTAAAGAACGAAACGATTGAAGGTCAGAAATATATTACATTTCAGCCAAACACAATCGTATATGCTGTTCCTGCTGATTCGAATTTGGCCAATACAATAAAGTCTGCTAAGATGGGTATTGTCTGGCATACTACATATTCTGGCGATACAATGACTGACATGAAAGCATCATTTGGTGCTGATATTGGTTCATTGAAAAAATCAAGAAATGTTTGGTATCGTGACGCATCATTCGTTGACGCATCTGGTACTGCTACATTTACAAAGCAAGAGACAGATGCACTAACGTCTATTCTATCGCAGGCAGGATCTCTATTCAGAACCATATCTGCCAGAACACTAAACGAGATTGCAGTAAACGATTCATACAAGATTACCATCAAAGCATGGAACAATCTAAAAGTACGTGAAGGAAAAGAAATCACGAACACATCTCAGCACGTTGCTGGTCTTATTGCCACTGTGGAAGAAAAGCTAAACAAGTCAATATTGGAAGCAAAGAAAGCAGACACCAAAAAGAAGCGTGAAATGGAAAAGAAGATTGTAATGGACTTCTACAAGTCAAATAAAAATGAGCTAAAAAAGATTTTTGACTTGCAAAACTTGTTGGTTCGTGCTAAGAATATGATAGTCAAGAAACTACAGCAGGTACAAGACAGCGTTGGAACATATCTAAGGACAGATTCCACTGGACTGAAAGTGACAGCCCCAGAAGGATTTGTTGCGATTGACCATATTGGAAATGCAGTTAAATTGGTAGACAGATTGGAATTCTCACAAGCAAACTTCAACGCCGTAAAGAATTGGAGCAAATAATGAAAACTTTTAAACAAATGCTTTATGAGATGAAAAAGCCTAGATGGGAAGTTCCTGCTGAACCAGGCTCTACTCCTACACCAGAGGGCAAGATAAAGCTGTATCATCAAACAAGTGATAAGAATTTAACAAACATCCGTAAGCAGGGCATCAAACTATCCCATGCTAAAGGATATGAAGGACCAAAAGCTATCTATGCATCACCACCCGATAGTAAGAACAGGGGTTTTTATGGCGCTGCCCATGATACTCCAACAGCAGAGTTTCATGTAGATAAAGATGAATATAAAGCGCCGTTCGTTCACAGAGACGAAGTACCAGCAAAAGATATTGTAGCTCACAAGCGTTGGCATTCAACTGTTCGTTATATTGATGCTGATCCTGAACTACGCAAAGCAGTAGAAGCCGGTGAGCATGATGACTTGATGAAGCAAGGTAAGAAAGATAATTTTGCCAAAGCCGTTCGTTTTGTGAAAAAGAGAGCCAAAGCAAAGAAATGAAGCTTAACACATACTTAAAGAAACATAAGAACGAGGTTCGCACATTGAATGTGTGGGACATTGACGACACTTTAGGTAAAACTTCTGCCAAAGTATCAGTAATCAAAGACGGTAAAGTTGTTAAAGTTTTAGAGCCAGGCGAGTATAACACGTATAAGCCAAAAGAAGGCGAAAGCTTTGACTTTGCTCAGTTTCGTTCAGGTAAGGTCTTTCGCGACACATTCAAGCCTATCAACAATGTTCTAGATAAGGCCAAAGACATTGTTATGAATCAATCTGAAAACTCACACTCAATCATTCTAACGGCTCGTTCAGACTTTGATGACCATAAAGAGTTTTTACAGACGTTTCGTGACCATGGATTTCCTATTGACCATGTGTATGTTGAACGTTCGGGCAATCTCTCAAAGCTGAATCCAAGCTCACCAGCACACATCAATAAGGGTGTTATCCTCAAGAAATACCTAGCAACAGGTAAGTGGGATCGTGTTCGTATGTGGGATGACCATGAAAAAAATCTAGATATGCTGTACAAGGTTGCGGCTCAATTTCCAAAAGTTGAAGCTGTGGGATATCTAGTGAAAGATGGCAGAGTTACAAAATACACACCAAAGAAAGTAATTGCAAAAGAGATTACCGAAGCTGCCAAAACAGCCTTATTGAAAAGGAAGTATCAAGTTGACTGATAACAATGCTCAATGGAATCGTGAAGTAGCAAACAAGATATGGCAAAAACTCAAAGGTAAGTCTATACCAGAGAGCTATACCGACAAAGAATGCGAAGAGATTCTGAAAAGATACTGGCACAAAGCCATGGAGTCGGAACAGTAGAATACTAAATACCTCTATAAGTTAACATTCCTATAGAGGGAATAATGGTAAAAAAGACGCCTGGAGTGGCGTTTTATGGTAAAGTTCGTATACCGACTATTGGTCATGCCGAAGCCATAAACACAGCCAAGAGTATAGCAAAAAAGCGTGGTGCAAGACTTACAATCGGTCTTTCTCATACAAACGCACCTTTAAATTCTTCCCAAAAAAGAGTTCATGCTGAAAAAGTGTTTAATCATCCTGTAATGACGGGTGATGAACACACTAAAAATCTGTTTTCATTTCTATCCCATCTCAACAAAAGTCACGACGAACTTCATCTGGTTGCTGGCTCAGATAGAGCCGAGCAGTATCGTTCTACCTTACAACAGTATAATGGTAGAGCCGATAAGAGCGGCAAAGTACCTTTTCATTTTAAGAGTTGGAAAGTACATGAAGTTGAGGGTGAAAGAGGAGATAGTGGTAAAGATCCAACAAAAATGTCCAGAGACGAACTGGTCAGATCGGTTAGCGCATCTAAGCTAGAGAAATTGGCCTCAGAAGGCAACTATGAACACTTTAAAGCATATCATCCTGGTATGCCAGAGTCTCATGTTAAAAAAGTATATGGTCAGATTCGCAAAGGTCTTTCATTAAACGAAGAAGTTACACGCAAAGAACTAGCACCTATGCTAGATTCGTTTGTATCATTTGCATCTGATAAGCTTGGATTGAAGTCAATGCCAACTGTCAGATATAAGACAGATGATGATGATTACAATTCATTTGCCGCATACAATCCCTCATCTAACGAACTTTCAGTCTCTACAATCAACAGACATCCAATGGACATTTTCCGTTCTGTGGCACATGAACTTGTGCATCACAAGCAGAACGAAGATGGTCGTATTGGTAAAGATATAGCGAAAGAGGGTGAGACTGGCTCAGACATAGAGAACGAAGCAAACGCAGAAGCAGGTAAGATTATGCGCTGGTTTGCAAAATCAAATCCTGATATGTTTGCAAAAAGCTTTGTTGTCGAGACAAACACAGCAGCAATGGCGCCCGTTAGTGGTATTCGTGGTCTAGGCAATGTAACTGGCGAAGTATCGCCTACAGGAACATCTCAGTATGTCATTGCAAATCAGACATACACTCAGAATGCACAGGGCGGTAATAACACAGATGGACTTTGGTATGATGACGGCATAGACAGTTATTGGCTGGATAAAAAAGGTTCTGGTGAATATCAAAAGAAAGCTGTCAAAGGTTTCAAGGCTGTTCGTGGACAACTGAACGAAGGCATCAACGATCCTGGCAGACTCAAAGCGGTCTTCTTGGCTGGTGGTCCAGGTTCTGGTAAAGACTTTGTTATGAACAAAGCACTTGCTGGTAATGGCCTAAGAGAGATTAATTCTGATACAGCATTTGAATATCTGATGAAGAAGAACGGTCTTGACTTAGAAATGCCAGATGAAGAAAGAGTTGAGCGTGAGGTTGTTCGCGGTCGTGCCAAGAACATTACTTCAACGAAAGAAATCAACTCACTTTCTGGTCGTTTAGGTCTGATAGTAAATGGTACAGCAGACGATTTAGAAAAAATCAAGACTGTGAAATCAGAACTAGAAGACCTTGGCTACGATACAATGATGGTGTTTGTTAACACATCAAATGAAGTATCGCGTCAGCGTAATGTTGAAAGAGGCAAGTCTGGCAATCGTAAAGTTCCAGATGGTACCGACAAGCAAGGTAATCCAGATGGATCGCCAAACATTCGTCAAGAGAAGTGGGATCTTGCACAGAAGAATATCGGTGAGCTTGAAAAGATTTTCGGTAAAGATAGCTTCACTGTTATCGACAATACAGCAGATATTCGTAAAGTTGCGCCAGATGTAAAAGACCGAATCGAAGCAGATTTCAATCGTGTTCGTCGCATGACTATGCAGTTTGTGCAATCTCCTGTGAAGAACAAGAGAGGTCAAGCATGGACTCAAAGACGCGCAAGATATCAGGGTACCACACAGTATACACCACCAACTGCATACACAAAAGTACCCACACCTACTCGTATTGAAACACCCAAGGCTATCATAAAACCATCAAGCGAAGTAATGGATCAAGCCAGAAGACTTGGCTTATCTTATTACGGTTTCGGTCGTTTTGGTCGTAAAGTTGGTGGCAAGAATAAAGTAATGTATCATAGCAAGGGCAATCAGCTTGTTAAAGTACAAATCAACGAAGACCTGAGACAGTGGTTTAGCAAAGATCATCCAAAGGGTAATTGGAAAAGAGTAGATACAAAAGGCAATATAAAAGGCGATTGTGCAAGAGAGCCTGGCGAGGGTAAACCAAAGTGTATGCCAGCATCCAGAGCATATTCAATGTCGAAAGAAGATAGAGCAAAGTCAGCTAGAAGAAAAAGAAGAGAGGATCCCGTGGCAAATAGACCAGGAAAAGGCAATAAGCCTATTAATGTAAAAACAGAATCGGTACAAAAAGCAATAGACAAGATTAAGGCCGATAGAATATCAGAACAAGTTTTGATAGAAAAGAATGTTCCGACAAATCCAGAGTTATGGAGCAAGGCCAAGTCGTTAGCAAAAAGCAAGTTTGATGTTTATCCTTCTGCATACGCTAATGGTTGGGCATCAAAGTGGTATAAGTCAAAAGGTGGTGGTTGGAAAACTGCTACAAACGAAGCATGTTGGGATGGCTATGAGCAGAAAGGTATGAAGAAGAAGGGCGGTCGCAGTGTTCCTAATTGTGTACCAGCAAACGAAGCCTTTGAACAATTCATGCAGTCTATGGGCAATAAGCCATCAACAGAAAAGAAAAAGCCAAAGAAGAAGGCTCTAAATCAAGAGGCTCTCACTGCACCAGAACCATGGGGCTATAACTTCGGTGGTGATGGCATTGGTCCAACATACGCTGTTCCGCGCGCGGGTACGCCATTTGGATTTGGATATGGTTCTGCATACTCTGCTGGCATATCTGAAAGTATTCAGACATGGATGAACTCAGAAAAAACACAGCAAAAGTTTGCTAATAAGTATGGCGACTTATGGGAAGAAAAGCTAACCGAAGCAGCACTTAGACTTGAAGAAGCTGGATGTGGTTGTGACCACAGCGAAAAGAAGTCTATAAAGAAGTTGAGAGAGGGTATGGAAGGCGGTGTTAACAACATGAGCATGATTCCAACTCAACGCAAAAGCGAAGAACAGTTAAACGAAAAAGGTGCAGACTCAAAAGGTTTGTATCGCTCAACAGAAAGTGGTGCTGGTTTAACAAGAAAAGGCGCAAAGCACTTTGGCGTGAAAACAGCAGTTACCACACCACCGTCAAAACTAAAAAGGGGTGGTAAAGCATGGAAACGCCGTAAGTCATTCTGTGCAAGAATGGGCGGTGTTGTTCGCAGATCAAAAAATGCAGAACGCGCAAGAGCTTCTATGCGCCGTTGGAACTGCGAAGAATAGTAATTCAATAAATATAAGTAAATATCCATAGAGGAAAACTACAATGCTTAACAAAAACGATCCATTAATTGGCGCAGTTCAAGAAGTGATGAAGAGAAATCATGCTGAACGTGAAGCCGTAAAACTAGTGAACGAAAAGTTTGGTGTGACAGACCGCAAGGCTCTTCCACACGAACGTCAGGGCGAGTGGGATGCTGCATATAAGTCTGTATTAACAGAAGGTCTTCATCCAAATCAGCAGAAGCTTGATGTGCATGAGCCTGATAAAGATGAACTAACATCTGATGATTTCAGAAAGCTTCGTGCTAAGAAGAAGCCAATGGAAGAAGATGTAACATCTCCTTCTTCAATGGGTATTCCAAAGCCTAACTATGCATCTGGAACACCAGCTTATGCTAACAAGGGACCACAGATGGTCAATCGCACTGGAAAAGGCAATGCCGAAACTGGTATGGGTAGATCAGAAAATATTGCACATCAAGGCAATTCAGTTGTGACCAAAACAAGTAAAAAGTCTTCTTCGGTAATGCCAAGCACAATGAAAGAAGCTAAGGTTAATCCTTATGCTGTAGGCATGGCCGCAGTTGAGAAGTCCACTGGTGATGAACCACCAATGGAAAAGAAGAACATCATGAAGGCACATAAGATTGCAAAGAAGATTATTGCTAGAAAGAAGATGAACGAGGGTTTTAATGACCGCCACGATTTGAGCGAAAATGCTTCTGCTAAAAAGCAGGTCGTGGCGGATCAGCTTAATGAAGATGACATTGATTCTTATGAAAATAGAATGACTGCCGGCCTTGGAATCGGTGGTTATAGTCCATATGGTGGTGGTCGTTTTGGAGGCGGTTCAGCTAAAACAAGTGGTTCTGGTGCAATGACAGGAAGAGTAAAAGCTTCTAATATTAATACTAGAACAGGCGAACCTTTGCCAGCAAAACGTTCAGTTCCAAAAGTAAATATTAAAGATGCGCCAGGACTTTCCGCGGCAGCTAAATCTCGCTTTAAAAAGAGACTCGATGCAATACAAAGTGCGGCTCCAAAAAGTCCAAAAAATTCATTAAAATCATCGAAAAAACCTTCGACAACTCCAGCACAACCTGTTCCTGGAGATAAAAATTATGAATCTCCTATTCGAAGTTTCGTTAGAAAGCAGAATGAAAAAAATGCTAAAATTAAAGCAAATGCTAGACCAGCTAAAGACATTAAAGCAGATGATGCTCGTTCTGAATTTTTGTCAAGAGCAAAGGGTGTGACACAGGCGTCTAGACCGGCATCTGATGTTAAAGCTGGTGATGCTCGTTCTGAATTTTTGTCAAGAGCAAAGGGTGCGACACCACCAAGACCGGCATCTGATGTTAAAGCTGGTGATGCTCGTTCTGAATTTTTGTCAAGAGCAAAATCTAGTGCTGCTAAACCGCCAGCATCTTCAGCTTTAGCAAAAACTCAACAAGCAAAAAGAATCTCTGCAATACGTAGAACAAGTGTTGGTGCTGGATTAGCCCTCGGTACTGTCGCATCTGGTGGTGATCCGCTTGGGTTAGATAATACAGTAACTTCCAGTGCATCAACTCCTAAGAAGAAGGAAATTACTGATAGAGTTCCTCCATCTGATGCTAAGGAACAAGGCGCAAAGGTCGGTACTTCTGGTTTACAAAAGCCATCAGGAACAACAGCGCAGCCATATGGCATGAATATACCTAAGAAGCTTGATCCAGATTCTCGTATTGCTAAAGGTACTGCTCCTCAAGCACAAGCACCTGCTTTGCAGAAGAAGGCTGCTCCTCAAGCACAAGCACCTGCTTTGCAGAAGAAGGCTACCAAACCAGCAGCACAAGCACCTGCTGTTCAAAAGAAAGCTGCTCCTCAAGCAAATCAACCCTCTGCATCAGAGCGCAGAGAAAACAGAAGATTGCTTGATAGAGGAATGGTTGTTGGACCAGAAGCCAAGAGGGCACAGCAAAGGTCTGGTACTGGTGTAACAACAGGAACAACAGTAGTGCAAAAACCAATGAAAATTAACAAAAATTTACCAGGTAAATAAAATGAACAACAAAAAGCTAGCGGAGATGATAAAACGTCTCCGCGAAGAAAAGTTAAAACAGATTGGTTCAGGCGGTTCTTATAGAGGTAGCGGAGCAGACATACAAGATCCTGCTAGTCCAAATCGAGAACCAGGTTCAGCAACAAAAGAAATTCATCATGGCATAGTAAAAGAAGAAGAACTGAATGAGTTTCAATCAAGAGCAAGACCAACACACAGTTATATTGGATTAAAAATCCAATCTAGAAGACAACCATTCCGTAATGCTGTAAGTCGTCCTTTAGGATCAAATCAAAAGGGTAGATATAGACTTGAAGAGAAAGAGAAGTCTTCCAATACTAAATCAACATTCATAAATACTACACCAGAAAACGATTCGGCTATGGTAGGAACACAATAAGGAGAAAGTAAATGTCACTTTGGACTAATCTAGATGGCGTAACAGGCAACGGTAAGCCTTTATATGCCAACACAACATATAGAGTTTCAAACTCTACAATAAACGGAAGCAAAGCAAACACTGCCAAGTATTATGGCGCTGTTTATGGCCTTTCTGCAACAGAAGCAGCTAACACACTCGTAGATGGTGGTAAAACAGCACATGCTGGTTGGGTATCACAGAAGATTGGCACAGGCCCAATCAAGACAATCACAATCGTCAATGGCGGACAGGGTTACAACTCTGCTGGCTTCTTGACAATCTCGGGTGGTGGCGACGGCACAGTTAATGTTGCTTACACAATTGCAAACTCACAAAACAGTTTGCAGTCATATTCAAGTAATGCTAGACTAAATGCAATTGCTACACTTACAATCGTAAGTCCTGGCGCAGGGTTTAACGTTGCTCCTACTGTAATTGCTGGCGGTGCTAACATTGCACCAGCAGTATTCTCAGTTACCATGGGCGGCCGCGCAGGTCGTGTACAGTATGAGACTCTAGTTGCTATGGGTTCTATTACTGGTGATGATCCAGGCGACGATAAGTATTTCCCAGGAACTTAATAGAGAAAAATGGCGGTAACAAATGAAGAGATTTACAGAATATCTAAACGAAGATTTTGATCCAGCAGTTTTCAATGCTGATGGTGGTATTTCTATTGACGATCCAACAGTAATTGATGCTATCAATTCTAACCTTGAGATGGCAACAAGTTGCAGTTATAGAACACCATACAACGGCCTTGAAGAAGTTACAAAGACGCTGGCATACTACAAAATCTTTCTCCCAAAGGGCGTCTTTCTAGATCAAAATCACGGTAACGATGTTTTTGAAGTCTCTCAGTTTGGCGAAAAGACAGGAATGAATAATCAAGGAGAAGTCGTAACCGCCAACGACTTTCCACTATTCATCTATTATGAATGGTCACTAAACGAAAAAGGCATGTATGATACTTTTGCATGTCTATGTAATCAGGATGAGTTAGACGAAATTCTAGCTGATTTTGAAGCAGAAGTAGGAGATGATGAAACTGATTTGCAAGAACAGCACTCTATGGGCAAAATCTCAAAGATGCTTTATAAGGCTGTAAATCAGGTCAAGGCTCAAAAGCAAAGTGATGATGTAGACTCATATATCGAACATGAGAAAGAAGGTAAAACTTTTACTCAGATTTGTGAAGAGCCAATGCCAAATTTAAACAAAAGAATGGCAGCAAAGCTTGGTTCAAAAGCAGTAACTTTGGCCAAGAGAATGACCAAGGAAGAAACCATCAACGAAATCTCAAAGAAGTTGGCACATAAGGCTTCTGAGAAGGCCTATGAAGCTGGTCTTAAACACTATGATGAGACTAGCAGAAAAAGACGCAAGGCTTTAAAGTCAAAAGACAAGAAAGACATGGATGCAGCCACAGCCGAACAAGGCAAGATGAGCAAGAAGTGGAAGCAGTCTATGAGATTCAAGGCTTATGCCGATAAGAAGATGGAAGAAGACTATGATTTCAGATCCAAGCAAGATGCTGAAGATAGTGCGGCTATTGCTAAGAGAGCAAGAAAGCCTAGTGAAAAAGCTTTCTGGAAAAAAGCATATAAAAAGAACAACAAAAAGGCTGTAACTGGCATGGATGAAGAGAAAGAGCCATTCGATCCGCCTTTCAAGAACGTTCAAAGAACCGAAAAGAAAGATGCTGCAAGAGCTTCACAATTAGCTAAAAAGGCAGAAAAGAAAGCTAAAGCAAAAAAGAAATAATGATTGATAATTTAAATGATGAGAACTTCATGATATATGCCATGAAGTGTTATGACTCTCCAAACTGCATAATGAGTGAATTTGAGGAAGACTTAAAGCGTATTAAGTACGTAAAGAGACTTATCAAAAGGTATAAAACGACTGGTGAACTAAAAGAGAGGCTGATACTTAATCACATTATCATCCTCTCTAATGTTTTTGGAACTCGTAATGCAGTGAGAATGTTGTTCTTTAAACTAGACGAACAAGACTACCAGATACTTAAAACGTTTCTGATTTTTCTTGGATACATGCCAGATAGTGTAACAGGAATAAACGGTAAGAACATTAACTCACACAGTATCTCAATTGACTTGTTTGTAGGTAAACGTCTTAGAGATATTTAAAGGTATTCATATCATCACTGGCATAGCCAGAATACCATGTTGTCAAGAGGTTGTCAAGACTAAAATGAATAGAGTAAGAAAATACATTAAAGAGAGTTTAGCTGGTGCAGGTGCTTCTATGGATGGCATGTCTGCTCCTTTTTCTGCTATGGGCCAAGAGATTGATTCTAGAAGAAAGCAAAAACCTATACCACTAGGCAAGACAATGGGATCATATGTTGATGAAGAAAACACAGCAGGTTCAGGAGCAGTTGCCGCACTTGGTGTTGGACCACAAGGTGAACCAGGTCGTTCGGCAGAGTTGATGCCGATGGTTCGTCGTGGAAAAAAGTTTATGGGTGTTGAACCATATATTGTTCCATCAAGAGTGTTCAACCAAATCAGAGAAGCAAAGAGAAAAGGCAAGCACTGGCGCAAGTTTTTAGACGAAGATGATACATTCCATCACATTCGCATGGAAGCTAAGAAGAACAAAAAAGGTGCTATTATAATAGAAGATGAAAACACTGGCGCATTGATATTTGCCAGATACGGAAAGGAAGTATAATGTCAAATTGGCCATTACAACGCGATTGCGATTCATTCTATGGTAATCCACGCGGTAAGAACGTAACACAACCATCAGCGAAGTGGGAAGCAGCATATCTTGTTCCGTTTAAACCACCATTTCGTATTACATATGCTGGCAAGCCAGTATCGCAGTTCAAGGTAAACAAGAATTGCCTCGAAGGTTTTCAGGAAGCATTTAACAATCTTCTCAAAGCAGCAGGCGGAAAACAAAAGACGCTAGATCATTGGGGCGTGTCTATATTTGCAGGTTGCTATAACTATCGCTTGATGCGCGGTGGCAACAGTCTATCAATGCACTCATGGGGTTGTGCTATTGACTTAGATCCAGCAAACAATTCACTCAGCGATAACACACCACGCTTCGCGCAGTTTCCAGAGGTTCTAGACGCATGGGCACAGACTGGTGCTATATGGGGTGGTGACTGGAACGGCAATAAGAATACGCTAGACGAACGCCGCTGTGACGGTATGCATTGGCAGTTTGCGAGATTGAGATGAGAGAAGAAAGCTGGTTAAAACAATATTGGAGACCCGCTATTGCTTGGCAGTATTTTGCTGTCTGTGTGTTTGACTTTATTATTTTTCCAGCAGCGTATATGTATTTTTCAAGAGAACCATGGGATCCTATCACGCTGAAAGAAGGTGGCTTTTATCATTTGGCTATGGCAGCAATCATTGGTGTAGCCGCGTGGACGCGCGGACAAGAAAAGATTACAAAGTTATTAGAAGGCGGTGAAGAAATACAAAAGACTACAACAAGTCAAACGCCTAAAGGAAAATGAGGTAAACTATGTTAGCATTATTATCACCCTTTTTTGGCATTATAGGTAGTTTACTACCATCAATCGTGAGAATATTTGAGCGCAAGCAGGAGATACAATATGAAATACAACTTACACAAATCAAGTTGGCCGCTGCCGAAAAGCAGGCCGATCTCCAATTTGATATTGAGATGGTTAAAGCTGACGCTAACCTACGACAATCTGCTCTTGATCATGATAAGTCTATTGATGGTGGAAAGTTTATTAACGCACTACGCGCTTCTATACGTCCTGTTATAACATATTCATTCTTCTTCCTATTTGTTGCAGTCAAGTTGGCTGCTGCTTATGTGATGCTATCAACTGGACAGTCTGTACCTGAAATGCTTAATGCGGTATGGGATGTAGAAACGATGTCGCTGTTCTCTACTATCATTGCATTCTGGTTTGGTAGTCGTGTAATGGAAAAGCAAGAAAAGCAAGCTGCTGTCGTGGCCGCAACACAGCCGCAACTTAACGTAACTGTGTCTAATAAAGTCTCTGAGAAAAAAGTAACAAAGCCGCCAGTAGGAATGGGCAGAGATAAATAAAACAGTAATAGGAGTGAATTGAAGTGTCTGACCAAGAAATTAAAGTTGATATTGAGCTTTTGAAAAAAGATGTAGTCACAATGTCGGCTTTGTTAGAAAAGTTTGACACAACTATCGACAAGATGCAAGAGATTGCTTCAAATCTTTCTAGAATGATATCTTTGCAAGAACAAAGACTTGAAAATCAAGAAAAAGTAACAGCAGAGGTACAGAGCGTTCTGGAAATGAGAAGAATAGAACACAATAACAACATCAAAGAAGTATACAACCGTATCAATACGGTAAACAAAGAACTAACAGACAAGATTGAAGATACTGAAAGAGCAATCTTGTCTGAACTTCACAAGCTTAGAGAAGACATTCAAAATGAAGATCGCGGAATATCTTCCAGAATCGGTCAGATTGAAACCTGGAAATATGGAGTTGCGGCAATCATAGGTTTCTTGGTATTCCTGATAGCCAACAACGCAATCAACATCAGCAAACTCTTCGATTGACTTTCTAACACAATCTGTTATAATGCCATCTAAGTAACACTAGGTGGCATTATGTCTTTATACATTGACAAGAAGTTCGTTTCCTTAGTATCTCCCAAACTGGAACGTTTCAAACAAAAGTCTGAGTACCTGTGGAATTTTAGGTGCCCAATCTGTGGAGATTCCCATAAGAACAAGTTGAAGACGCGCGGCTATTTCTATCGCCGCAAGTCTGACCTATTCTTTCAGTGCCATAACTGCGGTACTTCGCTGTCTATTGGAAACTTTCTCAAGACGATTGACCGTTCACTGTATCGTGAGTATCAGCTTGAACGATACAAGGACGAGAGTGCAGGCAATACTGCGAAGCCTGATTTCTCATGGGCAAAGACAAAACCCGTCTTTGCATCGAAAACTGACACACAAGAGTCGAAAATCAATCTACCTACAATCGACTTGTTGAAGGAAGATCATGCCGCAAAGCAGTATCTATTGAAGCGCAAGATTCCGCGCGAACACTTGAAGCATATCTATTATGCCGAGAACTTCAAGGCTTTCGTGCTTGAAATGCTTCCTGATTATGAGAAGACTTTATATGATGAACAGCGCATTGTGTTTCCATTCTACGGCCAGGACAAGAAGCTGCTCGGCTTTCAAGGTCGCGCTTTAACTGATTCCAAAGTCAAGTACATCACAATCAAAATGGATGATGACTTTACTAAAATCTATGGACTAGATAGAGTTGACTTCGCAAAGCGTATCTATGTGGTAGAGGGCCCGATTGATAGCCTATTCTTGCAGAATTCACTTGCAACTATGGACGCTTCGCTGTATAATATTACTCTTTTACTTGGCAACTATGACTATGTGTTCATTCACGACAATGAACCACGCAATGCTGCAATCACAAAGCAGATGGCGAAGACAATTAGTCACGGTAAAAATATTTTTATTTGGCCACAAAATATAGTAGCAAAAGACATAAACGACTGGATCCTGACAGGAACGACTCCTTCTGAGGCTCAGAGTATTATAGATAGACATACGTTCAATGATTTGAGAGCAAAGTTGGAGTTTGAAAGATGGCGAAAGGCGTGAGACATTTTCGTAAGAGACCTGTGACTATAGAAGCAATGCAGATTACCGATGCTACTTCAGTTTTAGACATAGAAGAGTGGATCAACAGCCCAACTGTTGGTTTCAATACTAATCCACCTACAATCTGGATAGATACACTAGAAGGTCGTATGGAAGGTCGCGCGGGTGACTGGATCATCAAGGGTGTGAACGGTGAGTTCTATCCTTGCAAGAATGAAATCTTTATCAAGACATATCAGGAAGTATAATATGAACAATGTGACTTTGATCGGTGTTACGCAGCCGACTATTTTCTTGGCTAATATGGATAATCTGCCTGAGAAGGCAAAAGACATTCCAAACATGACCGCAGAACAGTTGATTGCTTACTGTGCCCGCGTGTCTAATCCTGCTAATCAGGACAACCCAGATAGCGAAAGACTTCTCAAGTATCTTGTGAAGAACAAGCACTGGTCGCCTTTTGAAATGGTGCATATCATCATGGAAATCCAGACTACGCGCGATATCGGTCGTCAGATACTTCGTCATCGCTCGTTCTCATTCCAAGAGTTCTCACAGCGTTATGCAGCAGTTGCAGAAATGAGTGAACCACGCGAAACGCGATTGCAAGATCAGAAGAACCGTCAGAACAGCATTGAGACGGATAATGAGAAACTTACTGAAGTTTGGGAAGCATATCAGAGAAATGTTATTCGTTATGCTAAAACTACATATGACTGGGCAATCAAGAACGGCGTAGCCAAAGAACAGGCCCGCGTTATTCTTCCCGAAGGTCTTACTATGAGCCGAATGTATATGTCAGGATCCCTTCGTTCCTGGATCCATTATTGCGAACTACGCATGGGTAATGGCACCCAGAAAGAACACCGTGAAATCGCTATTCAGTGTTGGAACATCATCACTGAGCAATTCCCCTCTCTCAAGAATGTATTGAACAATGACTGATAAAGATAAAGAATTGATGGTAAAACTTGCCAGTGCGAATCCAAACGCGATTGCATCGGATCTTTGTTCGGTACAACCGATATCATCTAATACAATATCAGAACTAATCAAAGAAACGAAGAAGAATCGTATCTTCGGACAAAACAACCAATAAAAAAATTCAGGAGTACTATCGTATGTCAGGCAGTAATATGTTACCGTCTCTCTATCAAGAATTCATTCACAAGAGCCGCTATGCTCGTTGGCTTTGGGATGAGAACCGTAGAGAAAATTGGGATGAAACTGTGTCCCGTTATTTCAACTTCTTTGATGAACATATCAAGGACGTTACTGGTTACAGTGTAAGCGCAGAAGAACGCAAAGAACTGGAACAGGCCGTTCTCAATCTTGAAATCATGCCATCTATGCGTTGCTTGATGACTGCTGGTGAAGCTCTCAAACGTGAGAATGTTGCTGGGTATAACTGCTCTTATGTTGCTGTAGATAACCCTCGCTCGTTTGATGAGATTCTTTACATTCTCATGAACGGCACTGGTGTTGGTTTCTCTGTTGAGTCAAAGTATGTCGATCAACTGCCTATCGTACCTGACGCTTTCTTTGACACAGAAACAAATATTGTAGTCGCAGACTCAAAGCTGGGTTGGGCAAAATCTCTCAAGGAACTCATTCATCTTCTCTACGCCGGTCAAGTTCCGCGTTGGGATCTTTCTAAGGTTCGTCCTGCTGGCGCGCCTCTTAAGACATTTGGTGGTCGTGCATCTGGCCCAGCACCACTAGAAGAATTGTTCAAGTTTACTGTTGCAACATTCAAGAAGGCTGCTGGTCGTCGCCTGACAACTCTGGAGGCACATGACATTGTTTGTAAGATTGCTGAGATTGTCGTTGTCGGCGGTGTTCGACGCTCTGCGCTTATTTCTCTTTCTGATCTTAGCGATGATAGAATGCGCGTTGCCAAGTCTGGCGACTGGTGGAAAGAGAATGTTCAACGCGCTCTTGCTAACAACTCATTCGTTGCAAAGGAAAAGCCTGATGTTGGTATCTTCATGCGTGAGTGGCTTTCGCTCTATGAGTCGCGCTCTGGTGAACGCGGTATCTTCTCCCGTCAAGCGTCTAAGAAGCAAGCAGAGAAGTTCGGCCGCCGTGATTCAAATCACGATTTCGGCACCAACCCATGTTCGGAGATTATTCTACGTTCCAGAGAGTTCTGTAATCTCACAGAGGTTGTTGTTCGCGGACATGATACTCCCGAAAGCCTCAAACGAAAGGTCCGTCTCGCGACCATACTTGGTACATTTCAATCAACGCTCATCAACTTCAAGTACCTGAGTAAGAAGTGGCAAGAGAACTGTGCTGAAGAGCGTTTGCTTGGCGTGTCTTTGACTGGTATCATGGACAATGAGTATACGAATGGTACAGTTAAGGATTCGTATCTTGATAAGTATTCGTTGAGTGGTTTATTGGAGGATCTCCGTGAAGAAGCTGTTGAAACTAACGGTATTTGGGCTGCCAAGCTTGGCATTCCTGTCTCTGCTGCTATCACCTGTGTTAAGCCTTCTGGTACTGTTTCTCAACTTGTGGACTCCGCCTCTGGTATTCATGCCCGTCACAGTCCTTATTATATTCGTACTGTTCGTGCTGATAAGAAAGACCCTCTCGCTATTATGATGAAAGACATGGGTTTCCCTGTCGAGGATGATATCACAAAGCCTCAGCATACCTATGTCTTCTCATTCCCGCAGAAGTCTCCAGATCACGCCGTGTATCGCAAGGACTTGACTGCCATCGAACAACTTGAAATGTGGTTGGTCTATCAGCGTCATTGGGCGGAACATAAGCCAAGCGTAACGATTTCGGTCAGAGAAGAAGAATGGCCTGCTGTTGGTGCTTGGGTGTATGACCACTTCGATGAACTCAGCGGAATCTCATTTCTTCCACATAGCGACCATGTTTATAAGCAGGCACCTTATCAAGATTGTTCTAAAGAAGAATACGAGGAACTACTGGCCAAGATGCCCAAGCACATCGATTGGAACGAACTGTCCAAGTATGAAAAAAGAGATACAACAACCGGAAGTCAAGAACTAGCCTGCTCAGCCGCTGGAGGCTGTGAGATATAACACTCGGTATGACCTGAGAACTTTATCTTAGGTCTATATACATTGGACTTGTATGTCTGTTTATATTCTTGTTCTTTGAGATACGCAGCATACAAGTCCATCGGATCTTCTTGAATGATTTCGAAATAATAAGGCAGTCGACCTCTATATCTAAGGTGTGCTCCTGTTGTTGTAATGCCAAACTTGAAGAATGATTCCGTTGCGTTATAGATACGAACAACATAGAATGATGCTGGAATAGACTTTAGTTCAGGTTTTTCAGTGAATAGTTTTTCGGAATAATATCCTTCTCTATTCGTTTCTTTGGTGTTCTGTAATGCTAAATCAATCTGTTGCTTCTTGGTCTTTTGAGCGCCAAAAGTAACACACCATTTATCGACGGTGCCTTTAGATACGCCGTAGTATGATGCTATTTCTTTGCGGGATTTGTTTTGGACTTCATAGAGATCGATAAACTCTTGCTGATCCGGAAGAGGAATCTTCCCATCAGGTTGTCCGAGACGAAGTGGTTGATAAGTATATATAGTCATAGGCTGATGCTCCTTGAAAGCGTTAGAGTGGTGGGGATTCCAGTCCCGCGACCACACCTATTTAGTAAACATGGACTTTGATATGAAGATTTCTGAAAGAAAATATGAGATAGAGAAACGCCGCAGAGCCGAACGCGAAGTTTTGTTGAAAGAACATAATGAACGCTTTAAGGAAGAAATG